AAGAAAAGAAAGAAGAAAGTAAATCTGAATCTAAAGAAGAAAAAAAGGAAGAAAGTAAATCCGAGGAGAAAAAAGAAGAAAAGAAAGAAGAAAAAAAAGAGGAGAAGAAAAAAGAAAAAGCCGCGGTATCTAATCCAATGTTATTGTCTTCAGATTTATCAACAATAGAATCACCAGATGGTAGATGGTTACAATCTGCAACAATAGGCGTTTCAAAATCATCATTAATGGGAGACGAAAGCTATTCAGCAAACACCGTTATTATGAGTGATTTAAAAACATTCATTGTTAGTGGGGGTTATACAAAAATGGATTTTTCTAATGGTAAATTAAATGCTATACATTCTTACTCCACAGCGTTTGCATATTTGAATGGAAACTACATGAATTTACTTGGTTATACTTGGATTAAACCAACACCTAAAAAAGGGGTTTTTGGTTATAATTTGGGGTTAATAAATTTATTACTAAAAAATAGTGATAATGGATATGATTATAATATGTCAACATCCGTTGTTGCGTTTTGGACAAAACCATATCAGTATAGTAAAAAATTAACGATTTCACCTCAAATATTTACAATGTTTGCTCCACTATCTTGGAACAGTGTTGCTGGAACATCAACGGTAAATAGAAATATGGGATTTCTTTTAGGATCTTCGTTTGACTATAAATTAAGTAAACGATTTGGGCTTAGTATTAACTACAAATTAAGTGGTAATACTGCTCCGGGGTCACCATTTTTAAGTAATATTTTAATTGGAAGTAGAATGATTCTTTAATCCAATTTTAATGGTTCAACATGTTCTCTCGTTTTTCTGAAACCATAATCTTTTGTTGTTTTAGAAATTGCTAATCCAAATGTTGAGCATAAAATAAAAATACCTATAAATAAATTGATCATAATAATTGTGTTTTTTTTATATAACTATTAGAAAAATACAACTAAAATTATAGAAAACAAAGAAAAATAGGATTATAACAAGAAGTTCTTTTTATAGTACAATTAAATTTTTCATAAATAAAAACCCCCAGCTAAAAAGCCGGGGGCTGTCCTTCTTTGGCAAGAAATAACTAAACGAATTCTCTACAATACGTTTATTCTAAAATAGGTATTTTTTTACCTTTTGTAAAGTCATTATAAAGATTCATTATATCTAAACACTTTTCATAATTTTCTTTTTCTTCATAAAAGGGAATCACTTCTTTTATTAGAACTGGATAATCGTTTCTTGTGAATGTAAATTCACTATCCCACATAGTCTCACCATCTTCTATATTTAAATTAACTTTAATTAAAAATGTTAATTTTTTCTTGTCTGTAATTTTGAACTCATTAAAAACATCGAGTATACCATCTAAAATTACTTCTTGGTTTTTTTTATAGAATTCATTAAAACCATCATATGCTCCTTTTATCTTGATTGTTTTAAAAATCTCTCTTGGTTTTCTTGTTGATTTTGCCATAGGTTGGGTAGTTTGGTTTGTTCTACAAATATATAAAAAAATTTATTCCGCGCAAGAATAATTTTTAAACGGTTTTGTGTGTTCTGGATATATTAATTTCCAAATAATATGATTATATGATTTACCATCATACATGGCAAAAAGAATTGGAGAATATAAATGATGTTTAACCGTTAAAGCAAATTCTTTTTTACTTTCGGTTTTTGTTTTATATTCCTCAAAATCAAATTTACATAAGTCTTCGATTGTTGAATACTGCACCATAAATTTTAGTAAAGTCTCGGTTACCCAGTTATAAAATTCGTCAGGTACTTTATCTAATAATTCATTAAGCGGCTTGCCATCTTTAGCATATTCCCAAATATCCCTTGATGAGATACCTGTTAAAATTTTATGTAATCGTTTATATTCTTCTCCTTTGATTTTCATACGAAAACCATTTTTAAAACGAATTACATAACCTTCTTTATCTTTTGAAATTTCTTCCTTTAGTAGATCGTATGTTTCCCCCCAGGTTTTGTATGTGGTTACAATCTCCCAACCATCTTCAACCATAAACGGTAATGCGCTGTTGGGTATTTCTTCTCCGCTCTCGGTATCAATAACACCAAGCAAAACTAGTTTTTCATCATTACCATAATCCACAACAATACGATTTTCAGGATAGATAATTTCAAATAAATAAGTTCTGGTTTTTCTTAATGAATCAACATTATACTTAGTATCAAGTATATGTTTACCCATCATTGCTTGAGTAGAAATAAACGACCCCCTTGTTGCTAAAATCCACTCACCTTTTCTTTTGGGTGTTGGTTCGTAATATGAATTATCAAAATCGGGTAGATTGTTTGGATCAAAGAATCTTTCCATTCCCGTTTCATAATTGTTATTAAACCAAATATTGTATCTTCTTTCGTCACTTAAATCATACTCATAATAAAAAAGAATACCTAAAGAACCGTCCATCTTTTCATATACAATATATTCTTCATTTGGGATATCTTCTGGTTTGTGTTCTTCGTAGTTAAAAAACTTTTTAAACGGTCTTGCAACTATACTACCTTTAGAGTTAGTAACTAAACCACGACATTGTATGGTAATATCATCCCACAATCTTTCATATTGAACTTTAGGGGAATAATTCCAAATCGTTAAATCAAGCGTTGGATGATTTTGTTTGTGTAGCAACCCATTTTCGTAATAGGTTTCTAATTGTTGTAAAAAGCTTGACATGCTCTTTTAGGTTTTTGGGTTGGTGGATAGTTTCAGTAAAAGATTTGATAAACTTGCTCATTTATAGTTTAATATCAAAACGGGCCTTCATGCTTTTGAGTTTATCTTCCGGAACGTTATGGATGTTTTGATTACCATGTCTGTTCTCGACAATAACTGTATGAATTCTATAGTTATATCTTTCTGCCATATCAAAATATGGTTTCATTTCCCACTCTTCTGTAAATGTATTTGCTACAACTATCTTTACAAATTGGTACTTCATTCTTTCAGCACATTTTTGTTGACAAGAGTTATGCGCTTCTTTTAATTTAGTGGCGTCAAAAATATATTCACCGCTCTCATTAATAAAAAAATTATCCGCAGATAGTACATCTTGATTTCCTAATTTGTTTGTATAGAGTACAACATCCCCTAGCGTAGATTTACCAGATCCAGGTAAACCTCTTAAAAGAATTAAATCTCCAGTCCATTCTTTTTCCATTTGTTCAATTTTAAGTTTGTGGGGGCTAAGATACAATTTTTTTTAAAAAAATGGTCGGCATAAACCGACCATTTAATTATTTGGTTACGGTGCTATCTGCTGGGACTTCCGCAACTGTAGAATCAACTGCTGTTACTGCTGAACTATCAACTTGTACAGCTGTAGAATCTTGTGCTTCTGTTGTGGTAGATCCTGAACCACATGCTGTTAGTGTGATAGACACACCAAGAGCTAAAACTAAAATATATTTTTTCATAATATTAAATATACATAAAAAAACCCGAAATATCAAATTTCAAATAAAAAACCCCAACAGGAAGTCGGGGTTTTAGGTCATTCAGTGGGTTCAACGCCACCTGTTTTAAAAACGAAAAGGTAATCGACAAAGAGAACCTCTAGATGTATAAATATATGTGTTTTTAAAAAAAACCTAAATATTAATACTAATTTCTAGAAAAAATTAAGATTTTAATATCAATTTATCCTTGTATGAAACTTTTACTGGCACATTTACTTTAATATTACCTTTTAAAATTTCATCACTTAAAAAATCTTCACATAAAGATTGGATTATTCTTTTAATTGGTCTTGCTCCATATTGTTCCTCTTTGTTTCTGTTTAGGATTTCATTTAAAACACTATCATCAAATTTTAGAACATATTTCTTTTCAGCTAATCTATTAATTAGATGATTGATTTCTAATTTAATGATGGTTTTTAATGAATCTTCTTTAAGACTATTAAATAAAATAACATCATCAATTCTGTTTAAGAACTCTGGATTAAATTGTTGCTTCAAAGATTTTTGAATCATTGTCTTTTTAACCTCAAATTGCTGTTCTTCGCTACCATTTGTTGAAAACCCAACGCCAGCACCAAACTCACTTACTTTTTTAGCACCAACATTAGATGTTAAAATAATTAATGTGTTTGTGAAATTAACTTTTCTACCAAAAGAGTCTGTTAGGTGACCTTCATCTAAAATTTGTAACAATAAATTGAAAACGTCTTTATGTGCTTTTTCAATTTCATCAAACAAGATTACAGAAAAAGGATTGTTTTTTACTTTTTCAGTTAATTGACCACCTTCATCATAACCAACATATCCTGGAGGAGAACCGATTAATCTTGAAACACTGTGTTTTTCCATAAATTCACTCATATCAACACGAATAACATTTTCTTTAGAACCAAAAATAAGTTCCGCTAATGTTTTAGCTAAAAATGTTTTACCGACACCAGTAGAGCCTAAGAAGATAAAAGACCCAATTGGTTTTGCGGTGTCTTTAATACCAACCCTATTTCTCCTAATAGCTTTTGAGATTATTGAAATAGCTTCTTGTTGACCAATTACTTTTTCATTTAATTTATTTTCTAAATTTAATAAATTATCAACCTCACTAACATCCATTTTTGAAATAGGAACACCAACAATATATGAAATCATTTCATATACATCATCAACACTAATTGGAATTAAATTATTTTTTTGTGCACTAAGCCAATTAGCTTTTTCCTTTTCTAATTTTGCTAAAATTTTTTGTTCTTGGTCACGCAATGCAGCGGCTTGCTCGTATTGTTGACTTTTAACAACTTGTAATTTCTTTTCTTTAGTTTCATCAGCTTCCTTCTTTAATTTTTCAATTACCTCGGGAATTTTAACAACAACTCGTTTTTCTGATCCAAGTTCATCTAAAACATCTATAGCCTTGTCTGGAAATTGTTTATCTGTCATATATCTACCACACAGTTTAACAATTGTTTCAACAACTTCTTCTTGATATGATACTCTATGATAAACTTCATATGATGGTAACAGATTGGTTAATATTTCTATTGTTTCTGTTTCAGTTGGCTCTTTTAATATGATTTTTTGAAATCTTCTAACCAATGCACCATCTTTTTCAATATGTTTTTTGAATTCATCAAATGTTGTTGCTCCAATGCATTGAATTTCACCACGAGCTAAGGCTGGCTTTAAAATATTAGCGGCATCCATAGAACCACTAGCGTTTCCGGCACCAACCATTGTGTGTAATTCATCGATGAAAACAATTACTTCTGGATTTTCAAGTAATTCATGTAATATGGCTTTAATTCTTTCTTCAAACTGACCACGATATTTTGTTCCGGCTACTAATGAAGTTAAATCTAAAGAAACCAATCTTTTATCGAGTAGGTTTGATGGGCAATCTCCGTTAGCAATCATTAATGCTAATTTTTCAACTAATGCTGATTTACCTACACCAGCATCACCAACAATAACCGCATTATTTTTTTTCTTTCTGGAAAGAATTTGTGCAATTCTTTTAACCTCTTTGTCTCTACCAACAACCGGATCAATTTTACCTTCTTGAGCCAATCTTACTAAATCCCTGGAAAAATTATCCAGTATCGGTGTATTGGATGATGGTTTTTTGTTTCTTGGGTTGGTTTTAGGGGTGTCTTCGTATCCGTAGTCTACTGCCATATCTTTAATTTGTTTATTTTTAACAAACATAACATATTTCGATCTAAAAACCAAATAAATGACAAATTGTCCAAAAAAATTTAAACCGTGGTTTTTTATTTTAAAAATATATTTATGTTAATATATTAGTTAAAATGAGAAGATCCCAAATATTTGAAGATTTATATCTTAAAAAGAACGAAACTGAAAAGAAACTTTATATTTTTTCAGACATCGAAGACAAAAGAAAAGCGTCCAATGAAACTTATGGTTTGTATAAGGAATTTAGAAAACTAGGATTTGATTGGATAAAAGAATTAGGTCATTGGGTTGGTGATTATTCACAATTTGATGTGATTAATCAATTAATTAAATCACACAATAAAATTAGAAAAATTGTTGAAGATTTAGAAAAGATTGAGGATTTTATTGAGGATACTGATGCTGACCCATCTGCTAAAAGTTTGATTTTAAAGAAGTTAGATGATTATATTCGTGATTTAGCTAACGCTACGGATCAAACAGCTATGGACGCCGCTATTAGAAATTACTTAACTTTTTATAGTAAATTCCATAACTATAGTTTACAAAACACCTGGTTGATTTACCTACAAAAAAAGGACGCAACAAAAGTTGCTAGTTATACTACTTGGAATGCAAAAAATAGAGGAGTTAAAACAGGTGCTACAGTAATATGGATTTGGAGACCGATAACAAATACGGGTTCAGGTGAAAAACCTGAGACTACTAAGGTTGATTTTACTGATTTAGACTCATTAATGAAATCAGCAGCTGAAAAACCAAGAACTAGTTTTGTTTTATCTAAAGTATATGATATTTCTGACACATACCCAAAAAACGAAAAAGGAGAGGTACCGGAAACACCAAAGTGGGAAGCTGACAACACCCCTAGTGAAGTTGCTGACAAACTTATTGTTAGGTTAAAGAAATTTGCTGAGACATTAAAAATAAAAATCACAAAATCTGACTCAAAAAAAGGTGAAAAGGGGTATAGTGCTGGAGAACATATTAATTTATCTTCTGATATATCTGGCGTGGCAGAAGCGAGTGTATTAGTCCATGAATTAGCTCACGAGTTACTTCACTGGAAAACCAAATCACCATTCTATATTGATGACCCAAGCGTACAAACCGCTGAAATGAGAGAACTTCAAGCTGAATCTGTTTCATATGCTGTTATGAAACATTATGATCTACCAGTTACTCAACATCCAACATATTTGGCATTGTGGAAAGCTAATAATGAAAAAATTATGAAAAATTTACAAGTGATTACTAAATGTTCAGCATTTATTATTGATGGGGTTGATAGTGTTAGTGATGAAGAAGAGATCAATGAAGCAATTAAATTGTTGGTTAAAACATCACTTAGAAAGCTACTTTAATTTTAGCTATATTTTAGTTATATTAGTATATGGCAATAATATCAGAAAAAATCGTAGGAACATTAATATCAGTTGATATTAAATCCTCAAATATGAAAAGCGCGGTATACAATACCGAATCAGAGTTGTTATCCGTTACATTCAATAACGGTAGTATTTATGAATACGAGAAAGTCCCTTGGGATTTATTCGCAAAATTTAGAATGAGCGACTCACAAGGTTCTTTTTTAAATGCTAAGATTAAGAGCAAATATGCTCACAAAAAAATGAACTAATGGATAATAAAGCCCTGATTGATGAATTATTAGAATTGTCTGACCCCAAGTTAGATAATAAAATCATAGACTCTTTTAAAGTTAAAGATAGTTTATGTGAAGATATTTTTGAAAAAACTCAAGAAGGGTATAAATTGAATAAGGAAGTCAGAGATAAACTTTTAGAAATTACTGATTCTTTTATTGAATTCACCGGGGTGGATTTTTTCGTTCATGATTTAATTCTTATAGGTTCATTAGCAAACTATAATTGGTCAGAATATTCGGATGTTGATTTACACATAGTAATTGACATGAATGAATTAAACGATGATATTGAACTTAATTCAACTGCTTTGCGTGATATTGTTATGGAGTTTTTTGATTCTAAAAAGAAAAACTGGAATGATACACATAACATTAAGATTAAAAATTTTGATGTTGAATTGTATGTTCAAGATGTAAGTCACGAATATGTGTCTTCAGGTGTTTATTCGGTACTAAATGATGAATGGATATCACAGCCGTCTGAAAAAAAGGAAGATATTGACAAAGAGAGTATTTTAAAGAAAGGTGAGTATTTTGCTAAATTAATTGATGGGGTTATTGAATCCACAGAAGAAGGAAAAGATGTTAGTGACGAAATAAAGTCAATAAAGGAAAAACTCAAGAAATTCAGAAAAAGTGGTCTAGAAAGTGGGGGGGAATACTCTTATGAGAACCTAACATTCAAATTATTGAGACGAAATGGCTATATTGGTAAATTAGCTGATCTAAATGTTGCTGTTAAAGATAAGAAATTATCTCTATCATAATTAATAACTGTATTTTTTTGCTTTTATTCTGTATTTATAGGATAAGAATAAGCTTATTTTTAATTTATAAACAATGGGAGATTTAAAACCACTTGGTAGTGAGAAGTTAAAAGGTAACGAAAAACTAAATCGTATCTTAGAACTTACATACTTTAATGAAAGAACTACCAACAAGAATAATAGTGTTAAAGCCGAATTAGTAAAAGAAAGTGCTAACGGTGTTTATGGCATTATAAAAGAAAAAGACGGGTATTATGTAAAGAAAGGTCTTAATGAGCAATCATTAGATTATATCGGCGGTCTATTCATGAAAAATAAAAATAGATTTAATTCATATGCTGAAGCTTTAAAGAGATTAGAATTACTAAATTCTCAGGAGCTTCAAGAAGAAACGAAATATGTTTTAAAAACAAACAAACCTACTGGTGAAGCAGCCGCACCGTCAGCACCACCAATGAATGATTTGCCACCAGCTCCGGCTCCAGCATCTGATGTTGCGCCAGCGCCAGAAGCAGCTCCAGCTGAACCAGAAAATGATACAACACCAATTTCACCTGAAGATGAAATTAGTCCAGAAGCACAAGATGGTGCTGATGAGAAGCGTTCAAGTTATATGGCTGAAATTCAAAAGTATTCTGGTAAGTTGGGTCAAGAACTTAGAGATCAACAACCAAAAATGGAAAGTGATGACATTAAGTATGTTCTTAATATGATCATTTCTGCTGTTGATTTAGATAAATTGGATTTAGAAGATTTAGAAGCTATTGGTAAACAATTTGAACGCGATGAAGAAGAAGGTATGGGCGGTGAAGAAATGCCAACAGATGAGTTCCCTGATGAAGAAGCACCAGCAGATGGCCCACCAGCTGAAGATGATTTAGCAGAAAGAATGTCTAAGTTAGAAGAATTGATTAATTCAAAATTTGGTGAAGCTGAAACGGATTTAAGTGAATTCGATATGGAATATTCAGATGAGTATGCCCCTGATCCAGATTCAGCATATGAAGATAGAACCCATTTAGATTATGATCCAACAGACGATTATCTAATGGATAACAGACCATCTCGTATGTATGATGATGAGGAAGAGGAAGATATGTATTATGATGAGGACGAAGAAGATATGGATAACGATATCACACCAGAACTTAGTGGTGATATAAATGAATCAATTAATACAACATTAAGCAAATATTTTGAATAATGTATCTACTTTATATTAATGAACTGGGTCAAGACTATAAAGGTCAAAGACAATATGAATTCATATTTGGTGAAGACCCAGATACATTGGTAGAAGAGTGGTTTATCATTCCGTCAGCAGGTAGAGCATTACCTCCAGAAGTGGAATCAATTGATTTAGTGGGATTGTTAAAAAATTCTGATTTAAAGCTTGAATTGGTTCAAAATTCTGATTACTTTGGAGTAATTGACGCCGTAGATGGTATTGTTGCATTAGGATGGGAAGCATTCGATATAGAAGCGGAAGAGAGACCTGTGAGGGTTTCTTTTCATTTTGGAGAAGAGCTTGATAGTGTAACAGAAAAATTGTCATCAAAGGGGTTAAGATTAATAAACGAAGAAATCAAATACAAATTAAAATAAAATGAATAGAGAAAAAATTGTTAGTCAATTAATCAAAGAAGGTTTTTCTGAAAAAACTTTAGTTAAATTTAATGACAATCAGCTAAAAAACTTAGCTAAAAAGATATTGAGTGAACAAACTGTTGTTCAATCTACAAAGACTGTTTATGATAGTAAAGACCCAAAACAAGTTGCGGCTTTAAATCAAGCACTTAAAAACCCAACACAATTAAAGGGAAGTATTGAAGTGAAAGAAACTGAAGTAGATGAAGAAAATGAAGAAGCTGTAGATAATACAGAAGAGATGAATGAGTGGGTAAAAAAAGTAATTGAGAAAAATTATCATGCAGTTGCAACAAAGGGAGCAATTTTAGAAACAATTAAAGTTAAGATTCAAGAAAAAGCAACAATGATACCAATGCCAGCAAAGGCGAAAAGAGGTCATAATGGTATTCCTGAGTTTATGACATACGATTCAATTGTTTCTTCCACAAAACCAGAAGAAGCACCTAGTCAACCAGAAGTTATTCCAGACACGCCAACTAGAGAAAAACCTCCTAAAAGAGAAGACGACCCTAGAAGATCTCCATTTAGAAACCCAAATGAAGAACCGGTTCCAGATGTTGATCCAAAAGCAAAAAGAAAAGCCAATAAATTAAATAGACTTTCAAAAATGTCTATGGCTGCGGAATAATTTTAACTATGAAAATATCAAAAAAAGAGTTATTATTGAGGGTAAAACAAACCCTTAGTGAAATGCCAATGACATTTGATACGCCAGATAGACCCAATCAAGATATTGAGAGGGATTTGGCAAATAGAGAACATCCGTTTAAAAAAGTAAATTTTCCAAAAGACGTTAATGAACCACATTCAAATTTTGAGGAGCAATTAGCGTCAAAAAGATATCAACAAATTGTATCTAATGTTAGACAATATATGGGTCTACCATTGGGTCAAGGTCCACAAAGTTTAGGTACTTTATTTGATACAATGATGGAAGCCCAAAGTAAAATTAGTAGAATTGAAAGTAGACACCTAAGAGAATTAGAGCAATTAGCAATTGAAGTTGTTATGAAAGAACTTGGTGTTGAAGATGGCGACATTAACTACGAAGTGAAAATAGAGAGACCAAATAGACAGGGGTTTAGAAGTACACCACCTAACGAAATGGAACCGGAAGAGATTGAAATTGAGAAAGAACTATATGATGAGCTTGAATCATTTAATTTAGAAAGAGCAAAAAGAAGAATGGTCAATGCAATATTAGCCGGATCATCTGCTAGAGGTCATTATATGTATCAATTAGTAAACGGAAAACTACAAGAGATAACCGGTTCAAATGAAATTGTTGCATTATATGGTGCTGTTATGGCATCTGCTGAAGCAATGTTATGGCAATCTGGAAACTCTAATCTAGGTTTAGGATCTGGGGGTGGTGAAACACCTATGGCGGGAGGAAAAGAAAAGATTTTCCCTAACGAAAATCCACCAAGAGTTGTTGCAACGGCAATTAATTTTCCAATATTAGTTCATGAATTAATTAAGGGGACTCTAGAAGTTATTGCTGCGTTACATGGGTTACCAAAAGATAAAGAACTTGCAAGAAAAGTAATGGACAAAGAAGACACCCTAAATAAAGAAATTTGGGATCTTAGACTTGGGCCAGCAATTTGGGATATAATGAGAGATTCATTTCCTGAAGAAACAATCACAGATGATGACAAAAAAGGTATTCAATTAATATTTTTTAAACAAATCGTATCTAAACCAGCAAAAGAGTTTCTTGTTTTTATGAAAGAAATTTTGAAGGGAACCGATAATGGAAAACGTCTTATGAAGTTATTATATGATATGATTAATGGAGAAATCCAAGATTATGAATATAAAGTGGCTATGTCAGAATTTAATAGTGAATTAAGTAACACAGCAGAAAACACAGATGATGACGATTTTTTAGATTTCCTTAGAGACATGGGAATAGATAAACCAAAAGATTAATAAAGTGGTCAAAAGACCACTTTTTTTGTATTTATATATATGAATTCAAGAGCAGAACAACTTATGGAATACGCAAGGATTATGAAAGATACTCCTTATGCGTTACGAACATATCTTCAAACATATGACAACACACAAAAGAAATATGTTCCAATGGATCTATTTCCTGATCAATTACAATTGATTCAAGATTACGAAGATTATAATGAAAACATCACAAAAAAATATCGTCAAGCCGGGGTAACAACCGTAACTGCGGCATGGCTTTCTAAAAAATTACAATTAGCTAAACCAGAAAACCCAGAAAGAGTTTTGATTATTGCCAATAAGCGAGATACCGCTATTGAGATGGCTAATAAGGTTAGACATTTTTTGGAACAGTGGCCAGATTGGTTAAATGTTGGTTTTTCTGCGGACAAAAACTCTGAAAGTAGATTTAGACTAAATAATGGTTGTGAGGTTAAAGCGGTAGCAACATCTGCGGATGCGTTACGTGGTTATACACCAACAGTACTTATATTTGACGAAGCAGCTTATATAGAAGCGGGAGAAGACTTCTGGGCAGCATCTATGGCATCCTTGTCAACGGGTGGTAAAATTATATTGATTTCAACACCAAATGGTTATGACCCAATTTACTATGGTGTATATGACCAAGCATTACGTAATATTAATGATTTCCATATTACTGATTTAAGATGGTTTAAAGATCCTCGTTATACCAAAGATTTAGTTTGGATAAAGGTTCCCGATATTGTTCACTACATGTTAAACAGAGAACAATATAATGATGACGAAGTTGTTTTAAGAGAATATGACATAAATGATTATAAAAAATTAATGGAAGAAGGTTACACACCATATTCTAGTTGGTTTGAATCAATGTCTAAGAAATTTAAATATGATAAAAGAAAAATCGCACAGGAATTGGAGTGTGACTTTTTGGGTTCTGGAGATAGTGTAATTCCTGGTGATACAATGGAGCGTATCGCTAAAACAATGATCAGAACACCAAAAGAAAAATACATGCAGGGGAATTTGTGGTTATGGGATGAACCAAAAGAAGGCTGTAGATATATTATGGGGGTCGATGTTAGTAGAGGTGATAGTGAAGATTTTTCATCAATTAATATTATTAATTTTGACGAAAGATGTCAGGTAATGGAATACATTGGAAAAATCCCACCTGATGATTTAGCAGCTATTGCATACAAGTGGGGGGTATTATATAATTGTTTTATTGTTATTGATATTACCGGTGGTATGGGTGTAGGTACATCTAGAAAACTTCAAGAAATGGGTTATAAGAATTTATTTTTTGATGGTATTAACACACAAAACATGTGGGAATATAATTCAAAGATTTTAGAAAAAATTCCAGGGATTAACTTCAATAACAAACGAACACAAATTGTATCTGCATTTGAAGAAGAATTAAGACACGGGTTTACTGTAAGATCTAACAGATTATTAAACGAATTAAACACATTTGTTTACATAAATGGTAAACCAAATCATATGAAAGGTGCTCATGATGACGCAATTATGAGTATGGCTATTGCATTATATGCTGGTGATATATCATTTACTCAATTAAAAAGAAACGAAACAGCCAATAAAGCCATGTTAGAATCCTGGGTTATGGCTGAAAGAACATATGATGCTGGGAAAGAATTTTATTCATATGGTACTTCTTTCGATCAAATAGGTTCAATGCAAATGGATGGTTCACCTTATGCTAGGTCATCAACAAATGCCAACAAAGAATTGTATGCTCAACATTCTTGGCTATTTGGTGGTAGAACAAAAAAAGGTTGATTTATCCATATTTTTTAATTAGATTAATTACGAAAGTATTTATACAATATGGCAAATCAAGATTTAACAATATTTCAGAAACTAACCCAAATATTTGGGTGGCAAGGTAGATCACAACAAACACCTCCGTCATTTAATTTTTCTAGAGAAGAATTACTTAAGACAGATGATCCGGTTGAATTTGAGAAGGCCAAGTTACAAGCGCAACAAAGTCAGTTTTTATTTGATAAGTGGGCTAAGTTAGACAACTCACTATATAATCAATCGGTTTATTATGAACCAAACAGATTAGCAGCATATTATGATTATGAATCTATGGAGTTTACTCCAGAGGTTTCTGCTGCTTTAGACATATACGCAGAAGAATCAACAACAATGTCCGAGAAGGGTCATATACTAAATGTTTATTCTGAATCAAACAGAGTTAAAAGTGTTTTAATAGATCTATTTGAAAATCAATTAGATGTGAATACTAATTTACAAATGTGGGCTAGAAACCTATGTAAGTATGGTGATAACTTTGTGTATTTAAAAATTGATCCGGAGAAAGGTGTAATTGGTTGTCATCAATTACCTAACATTGAAATTGATAGATTAGAAGGTGCTCAAGGTGTTCCGGGGAATAAAACAACATCGGACATTAAAACACACACAAAAGAATTACGTTTTACTTGGAAGAATAGAGATATGGAATTCCAAGCATGGGAAATTGCACACTTTAGATTATTGGGTGACGATAGAAAATTACCATATGGTACATCAATGTTAGATAAAATCAGAAGAATTTGGAAACAATTACTTTTAGCAGAAGATGCTATGTTGATTTATAGAACATCAAGAGCACCAGAAAGACGTGTATTTAAAATATTTGTTGGAAACATGGATGATAAAGATATTGAACCATATGTACAACGTGTTGCAAATAAATTTAAAAGAGATCAAATTGTTGATTCTAGAAACGGACAAGTAGATATGAGATATAATCAAATGGCAGTAGACCAAGATTATTTTATACCTGTTCGTGATCCGGCGGCACCAAGTCCAATTGAAACATTAGCTGGTGCGCAAAATTTAGGTGAGATTGCGGATATTGAATATATTCAAAAGAAATTATTAGCGGCACTTCGTATTCCTAAAGCATTTTTAGGTTTCGAAGAAGTTGTTGGTGATGGTAAAAATCTTGCATTAATGGATATTCGTTTTGCTAGAACAATTAATAGAATTCAAAAATCTTTAATTCAAGAGTTAAATAAAATCGCTCTGATACACCTACACATGTTAGGTTTAGATGATGAATTAAACAACTTTACATTAGGTTTAACAAACCCATCGGCACAATCTGATTTATTACGTATTGAGCAATGGAAAGAAAAAATAACTTTATATAAAGACGCAACATCAGATCAATCACAGGTTGGTATATTGCCAGTATCACATACTTGGGCTAAAAAGAATATTCTTGGTTTCAGTGATAATGAAGTATTGCTTGATTTACAACAACAACGTCTTGAGAGAGCAATGGGATTTGAGTTAACAAACTCACAATTAGTTATTAAGCGTTCTGGGGTATTTGATGAAGTTGATTCTAAATATGGTATACCGGAAGAAGAAAGAGAAAAAATGATGGCACAGGGAGCGGAGGGTGAAGCTGGAGGAATGGACATGGGTGGACCAGCATCAACACCATCAGCAGAACCAGCAGACGCAGCAGAACCATTAAGTGAAAGCAAAAAGAGTAAATTATTGGGAATGTTAGGTGAAAGTGATGAAATTGGTGACTTATTCAATCTTGAAAAGGCACAGAAGAATATTTATGAAATAGAAAATAAATTAAAAGATATCTTAAACGATTAAAAATGAACAACTTTGGTAAAATAAAATCAAAAATACTTAAAAAGCTTACTGAGGCTTATGCTGAAAATACATTAAAGCAAAACAGTAAGAACCTTTTTAAAGTAATAAAGAAAAACAAAGACTTTAAAGAAATGTATTTGTTTTATGAAGAAATTGAAAACAAATATTTTGAAGATAAAGAAACTGCAAAATTATATGTTGAAGAACTAAGTTCAATATTAAAACAAAAAGCATCAAAGATTAATAGTTTTTGCGAGGTTATTAATATGTCGGTTTATGACACACAAATAGATGAAAACGAGTTATATGATTCAATTGACCAACTATTAGAAGAAGATAATTTAACTAATATTGAAAAAAAGGTAATTGCTAAGAAAAAATTAGTTGAGCATTTGACAACCAAAAAACAGGTACAAGAAAAATCAGCAGAAACTTACACTGTTAATGAAAATTTATTACACGCCGTATTGGCAAATAATTTCAATGTATTGTATGAGTCATCATTAAATGATGAACAAAAAGAAACTTTAAAAAATATCATATCTCTTTCTGATGAAGATGTTAAAAGTAAAGTAAGTGAAATTAAAGAAAGTTTATATAATAAAGTTAATACCTTATTATCCGAATCTACCGATAATTCATTTAAAGATAAATTAACGGATGTTAAGAAAGAAATGGACAGTATGAGTCCAACGAAGTATAATTACTATCGTTTAAAAGAGTTACAAAATGGTCTGGATTAATCTAGACCATTTTTTTTCTGCTCAAGATATATCGCTTTCAATACCTCTTTTCTTCTGATCACAGAAGGTTTCACAAATTCCTGTCTTTCTCTCAATTTTTGAATTTGCTTAGTTTTTTGAACTTTTGCTTTATACGTTCTTAACGCAGATTCGATGTTTTTTTCCTTTGAAATGTTTATAATGATCATAATGTATAAATATATATAATATTTTTTGGAATATTAACATTTTTTATTTATTTTTAGTAATATCACCATAAAATACAATAATGAATGAAAAAAATTAATGAAAAGTGGAAAATATATCCCTTTAGGGGATTATAAAGAAGTAAAGGTTGGATATGGTACCGTAGATTTTAAAAATTTAAAAACCATATACATAAAGATGAACGCTTGGGTTGAACCTCAAAACGAGGAATTGGATTTTGATAGAACAATTCTTAAAACCAGAAAGCTAATAAAAGAACATATACGAACGTATAACTTAGGAGACTATTTTAAAAAAGAAAGTATAGTTGACTTAGATATTAGGACAAAGGGAATTAAAATGAATAAAAGGTCTTTTATGAATTTAGAGATCACTTTATTTGTTGACAATTTTTTTGATGTTAGATCGTCCGAAATAAAAAATTTATTAAAAAAATTTTTACATAGTGCTATTGATACGTGTTTGACAGACAAAACGTTATATAATTTCAATAAAACTAAGATTTGATTCATAAGTCCCAGTATTTATACAATATAACTGTTATAAATGAAAGTACTGGGACCAAATGAAATAGGTAGGGGGATTTTAATTGAATATGACGCTGGTCATGTTTCTCCTAATGACAATAAAGATGTAATCACAGAAATGAAGAATATGGACTTCTCTGAAGACCTTATTCTGTATGCCGTTTTACAAAAGTTTGATACACCAAACAAAAACGGTAGAATATACCCTGAAGTTCTATTAAAAAGGGAAAACGAAAAATATCAACAAATTATAAAGAAGGGGTCTGCGTTAAATGAATTAAACCACCCTTCATCTTCTCTTATCGATCTAGATAGAGTATCACATACAATTACCGAAACTTGGTGGGATGGTAAAACCTTAATGGGTAAAATCAAAATCTTAACTTCTCCAGGATGGAGAAAAATGGGTGTTGTTAGTTGTAAAGGTGATCAAGCAGCAATGTTAATTATGAATGGTGTCACACTAGGTATTTCATCTAGAGGTGTTGGATCATTAAAACAAATCAAAGGTCAAAATATTGTTCAAGATGATTTTGAATTAGTATGCTTTGATTTAGTTTCATCTCCATCTACTCCTGGTGCGTATGTATTTCAGGATATTGCTGATAAAGACAAATACAATGAAAATATAGAAGAAAAACCCGTTGTTGAAGATAAAATGAAAACATTGATGAATAAATTTGATTCTTTTCTTTCAAGATAAGGGATAAAGAGTAATTATTTCCTTTTTATAATATCAGAAAATAGGTTTTTTTTAATAATCCACATATTTATATAGTAAATCAAACAAATAAATGAGCGAAAAATCCATTTTAGAACAAGCGTTACTTCAAGTTAATACACTTGAAGAAGCAGTAAAGCAAAATGCAAAAGGTATACTTTCTTCAGTAATGAAGCAAGAACTAAACGATTTGCTTAAAGAAAGCATGGAAGAAGAGGAGGAAGTTGCAGAACAACCTTCTAAAGAAGAGGAGACAGATGATATGTCTGACGCAGAATCTGATGATGATGCGGAAGAAAATGATGACATGGCCTCAATAAATGACGAACCATCTAAAGACATCGATGGGGAAGACGAAGAAGCAGAAGATGAAGATTCTGAAACAGAAGCTGAAGACGATTTCCCAACATTTGATGATGCTGAAGAACCATCAATGGACGATGACATGTTAGACATGACCAACGCTTCAGATGAAGAAGTTTTGAAAGTATTCAAAGCAATGTCAGATGAAGATGGTATTATCGTTAAAAAAGATGGTGGTAACATCTCATTGAAAGATGAAGAAGATGAGTACATCATTAAACTAGATGAAGAAGATCTTTCTTCTGAAGACGTTGCAGAAGACTGGAACGAAGGAGAAGAAGAAATCAATTTATCTGGTGATGAAGAAGTTGCAGAAGAAGAAGAAATGTCTGACGAAGCAATTTACGAAATCGAATTAGACGGTATGGATGATGAGATGGGAGACGAAGAAGTTTACGAAGTTTCTGGAACTCCTGATGATCTTGAATTACCTGAAGAAGAGGTTGAAGTTGACGAAGCTGCTCACACTAAGTGGAATGCACATGGTGGTGATAGAGCTGGCTTGCCTACTAAAAAAATGTTTGCAGCCGGTGCTAAGAAAACTACAAATGAATCTGCAGCACAAAAGAAAGCAATCAACGAAGAAGTTCAAAACTTAAAGAAGCAAAATGCTGAATATAAAAAAGCATTAGTTTTATTTAAAGAAAAACTTAATGAAGTTGCTGTTTTCAATGCAAATTTAGCTTATGCAACTAGACTGTTTACAGAACATTCAACAACTAAAAGCGAAAAATTGAATATTTTAAAAAGATTTGATTCAATTTCTACTATAACAGAATCTAAAAATCTTTATAACTCAATCAATGCAGAATTAGGTACTAAAAAACCAGTTACCGAATCTGTTGCGGAAAAAATCTCATCTACTCCTTCAAGTTCTTCTAGTGAAGTACTTTCTGAATCAAAAGTTTACGAAGCACCTCAATTTGCAAGAATGAAAGATTTGATGAAAAAAATAAAATAATAAATAAAAAAAACCAAATATTTAAAAATGGGAGCATTATTAGAATCAGGTATGGTTGGTAACATCGGTCTTAAGCACCTTCGTGTTATCAAAGAAGATACCATCAAAAAATGGGATGACTTAGGTTTCTTAGAAAACCTTGACGGTCACCAAAAAGATAACATCGCGCAATTGTATGAAAACCAAGCGTCTTATTTAATCAACGAAGCAGCAGTAGCTGATGCTTCTGGTTCTTTCGAGACTGTAGTTTTCCCAATCATCCGTCGTGTTTTCTCTAAATTATTAGCAAACGACATCGTTTCTGTACAAGCAATGAACTTACCTATCGGTAAATTGTTCTTCTTCGTACCTAAAATCCAAGATAGAAGCAATGGTAACCACTTAACTCCATTCGGTTCTCCAAATGGTGACACAACTAACGGTGGTTATGATGGTTTAAATTTATACGATCGTTTCTACGAAGAGTCAGATGCTGCTGATTCAGGTCTTTTCGATTATTCAAAAGGAGCTTTCAGTGGTGTTACTAAAACTGGCGTAGCTTTCGTTGAATTTAATAGTGGAGTTGTTTCTGACGCGTCAATCGCTTCAGGCCAATCTATCTCTGAAGTTATCTTGAAAGTTTCTGGTTTCACTAAAAACGGTCAAGGTAAATTAATCGGACCTAACGGTAACGAAATGGATACTGAAGAGTTCTTAGCTTCTTTAGCAGTATCTTATTCTGGTGTTGCAAGAGATTTCACTATTGTAACTCAGAAATATGGTAAAGGTATTGTTGAATATGGTCAAAAGAGAACAACAACATTCCCTGCAACTGGTCCTGGTGGAAAATATGAAGATATCTGTGATGAAGATGGTGTAATGTTTTTACGTGTAGACGTACAAAACTATTCTGCAACTGCAGGTTTCGCTAATTTAACTACTCCTGCTGGATTCGCAGCTTCTGGATTCACTGTAACTTACAGAGTTTACGAAGACTTAGAATTCGAAGATGAAATCGGTGAAGTATCTTTCGACTTATCTTCTGTAACAGTTTCTGTTACTGAAAGAAAGTTAAGAGCTAGCTGGTCTCCAGAATTAGCACAAGACGTTTCTGCGTTCCACAACATCGATGCTGAAGCTGAATTAACAGCTTTATTATCTGAGCAAGTTGCTGCAGAAATCGACCGTGAGATCTTACGTGACTTACGTAAAGGTGCTGCATGGAATGCTAAGTGGGATTACAATGAGTGGAAATATGGTAACGGTGGATCTGCTTATGTTGGTTACACTCAAAAAGACTGGAACCAAACATTGGTAACTAAAATCAACCAATTATCAGCTCAAATCCATAAAACTACATTACGTGGTGGTGCAAACTGGATCGTTGTTTCTTCAGAAGTTTCTGCAGTATTCGATGACTTAGAATATTTCCACGTATCAAACGCTGGTCCTGAGCAAGATCAATACAACATGGGTATCGAAAAAGTAGGTACACTTGCTGGTAGATATCAAGTATATCGTGATCCTTACTTCCCAGCTGGTAAAGTGTTAATTGGACACAAAGGTAAATCATTATTAGACGCAGGTTATATCTACGCTCCATATGTACCTTTACAATTAACTCCAACAATGTATAACCCTTTCAACATGACTCCAATCAAAGGTATCATGACAAGATACGCAAAGAAAATGGTAAACAACCGTTACTTCGCTACTATCACAGTTAAAGGTTTAACTACATTTAGCTTGGATACATTAAGATAATCTTAATTGTAGATCATATAAAAACCCCGGAGAAATCTGGGGTTTTTTGTTTTTTGGAATATTCTAAAAAAATGTGTATTTTTGCAAAATGAGAGAAACTACTGATTACAGTAAGTTAAGATTGGATGTTCTTCAAAAATTAATACAACAAAGAGGTATTGATTGTAAAAATAAAAAGGACGAGATGGTCAGGTTATTAAAACTTGACGATGAGGGAAAGTATGTCGAACCGATTGGTGAAATACTATATGAAAAGTGTGATGGAGGGTTTAATGTGGGAATTGATCTGAAAAGACATGCAGATTTAGTGCAAATTGGTAAACTTGTTGAAAAAAAAGAAGCTAAATGTTTAAATAGATATTCTGATAACAGAACATGGTATTGGTCAAAAATGAAATTAATATGATTTTACCAAGTTTTACAAGCCCAATATCTTGGTTTCCAACGTGGTCCAGGATTTTCACAGTTGTGTCTTGCTCTAAAAGATTTGCGTCTTTCTGGGTTATTTTTCTTAATAACCATTCTCTTACCTTTAGCTGATTTACCACCAAAACCAAAGTTAACTTTAACTACTTTACCCTTATCGTTCTTAACATATACTTTGAACTTTTTAATGTCTCCCTGCATGATTTTACCCAATTGTACTTTACGTCCTTGATATTCAGCTTCGTTTAACATATTGTTTATAACATAGTTAGTCATTTGAACTGAACCATCTTCATCTTCATATATTAAAACAGGGGTTTCTTCATTATATTCGAATAATCTTTCGAATTGTTCTTCAGTAACAGTTATAATCATTTTTTTGTATTTTTTAGTATTGTCATTACCACATTTGTGACACAGATATGGTTTATCGCCACCTTCTGACAATTTCCAAGACCAATTACATCCGTCACAAATTATCTTCATGTCTTTGCTTTTGCTTTCGTCAAATTTTGTCATTGTTGGCTTGTTACCCTTACCAATTTTAGGTTCTTTTTTCTCTGCTCTTCTTTTTTGAGAAGTCATTGCTTTCTTTTCTTTTTTGTCATAAGATGAAGAAATTTTAGGTGTTTCTTTCGATACTTTTTTAGATGGTCTACATTTTGGATATGATTTACCATCTGCATCTTTTCTACCACAAGGAGGATGTTTACCATCAACCTTTCTACTTACATCAACCCACTTTTCTTTAAACCATCTTCTAAGGTCTTCTTTTAGAACTTCCCCAGATTTGATGGCTTCTTCGATGTATTTTTTATCTTCTTTAGAAACAATAAACTTCATATTACTTACATTTTTTCCAACCACCACCTTTAGCTTTGTAATTTTTGGCTGCCCATCCATTTGCATATGCTGATGGATAAACATCAAATTTTCTTTTTGCTGCCGCTTTTGACGCAGCCCATTTTGCTGGATCGGTAGGACAGTTTTTACTTTCGTCTATTTCTTGATATGATTCTTCTTTAGGTTTTTTACCTTGTTTTTTCATATTAACAGCTATTGCTGCTTGTTGTGCTGAACTTTTGGCTTCATTTAAACTTTCTTCATCATTTGAAGAGGCTCCCTTGACTTCATTCATAATAAAATCAAAAACTTGATCCATGTTTTCTTTAGCAACAGTTACGTGATCCGCAGCCCAGTCGTGTCCATTTAATAATATACTATCAATTCTTTCTTGATCCATTTCTAGTAACATATTGCACTGTCTTATCATTTGCTCTAAGTTACTGAAAAACATATAATTAGGTGATTCCTTTTGCTCGGATAATTTGATTAGATGTTCTCTAATTAGTTGTTCTATTTTCATAACAATAAATACTTTATTTTTCTGATATTATTTCAAATTTGATCTGATCATTATAATATATCTCTTCTGTATGTGTTTTACCCTTAATTTCTAAATAATATTCTCTAGGAATCATTATATCGGTATTCAAATAGAAAGAGTTCTCATTTGTAACATCCAACTGGGTCCAATCAAATACATTAACATTTGTTCTTCCCTCTTTTATATAAACTCTATAGAAAACCTCCTCAAATAGCTGTGTTTTAGGAACATCTAATGATCTGAAACTAACAACGATTTTTCTATTTTCTCCTCTTTTTATTTTTTCATTTAACTTAATACCAAAAAATTGGACTGAGTATCTTTCAAGCTCTTTTACATTTTCACCTACAGTGAACAATGATGTATATGGTTTTGGTACAAATTTTTGAGTAACATTAGCTATTGAAACACCATCAAGTGATAGGTTCTTCCATTTGTCATAATAAAAGCGTTTTCCGTCACAAAGATTACCGCTTAAACCAAAACTAACTTGATATACTCCCTTACGTATCTTAGTGGTTGTAAGCCCCGTTAACCCCCCTAAAATCGCTCCAGATTGATCGGTAATATCAACAGTAGGGTTATTATCTAAATCGTAAAAATTAGTCCCTTTAGTGACATATAAATAAAGATTTTGAGTTACTTCTGCTATAAAATTTTGACGATTGTCGGCTATTCTATCTTCAAACACCGTCTCAACAAATGGTTCAAAAAATGTTTGTGTGTATTTTGTAAAAAATGCAACAGATTGGTCTACCTCACTGTTTATTCCCTCATATAATGGTGCAAAAGCGATCCCTAAGCCGTGATTTGTGTTACCAGATAAAATGATACCATTTACATAATCTGTAACATCAGCAACCAGATCTTCATTTCCATTATCAAAGTGTACCGTATCGATAATAATTGGGCTGCTGTAAACACCAGCAGATGCCCAAGTATCTAGTGTAGTTCTATTAAACCAGTTTGATGGTCTTTCATTAAACGTGTTGTTACCACTGGTAAAGTCATAAATTTCATCTTCATAGTCAAACCCTAGACCTTCATCCCAGAACTCGGTTACTTTAAAGACAATAAGGTCAAATGAAGATGTTCTATCACGTCCTTTACCGTTTTTTTGACCCAATAATGACTCGTCACCAAAAATGGTGTTTGTCATTTTTAAATAATGTTTTGTATTTGAATCGATAACAAAATCACCATTATCTATTTTGTTTTTGAGATCTGTAAAATCGACCTTAAAAATGAACTTAGAAAATGTTGAACCATAAATAAGCTCAGTATTCGGGTTTTTTGCTGTATTAACCTGAGACTGTTTTAATATTGTGTTGTTTTTCTCAAAATATGAACGGAAATATGACATCTTTTTATTTAATAAATATCAAATTAATTGATTCTTATCGATGTATTTACCATTTCACTTTTGGCATTAGCAATAATTGATTCAATTCTGGCGATTTTATCTGCAAAATAATATGGCGGGGTTAATATACCATGAGTATGATCAATTAACATTCTTGACATAAGTTCTAATAATTCTATTAATTTTTCCCCTCTAACAGAAGAAAAGGTATTTGGAACAATTCTTTTGAGATAGTCTTCTTGTGTATATTCATATCTGTCTAAAGAACTAAAGTCTATTTTTTTACCATCTATTCCGGGATTTTGTGTTGATAATTGTAAAACAAAATCTGAAGTCAAAGCAGAGAATGTTTGATCAACATCACTTATCTTTTTAAGATCAGATACAATTCTTTTTTCTTCTTTAATTGGTGGTTCAAGATTGTCCTGTGAGAAAACCAAACCATAACCACTTGCTCTTGTTAAAAACACAACATTTTCTAAAAAACTAGTTGCTCCGGGTTGTGCTCTTAAAGACGGAACTGGTCTATAATAAAAGGGGTGAGCTAATGTATCTTGAAGCGTACCATCAATTATATTTAATCTTTCCCTGTCTAATCTACTAATAAACTCCCTAATAAGAATATACGCTTCTTGTAATTTATTACCTGTGTCTTCTAGTGTTGTTGATTCAGTATAGATAAGTTCGGATGTTTGTACACCTAATTCTGAATCAATATTGAATACATCTGTTTTATATTTATCCCCTTCTGGAGTATTGATTCTATACAAATTTATAGTAATTTCTGTTGGATTACTAATACTATCTAAATCGTACTCTAATAAATGTTTAATATCAGTTCTAGTAACAACTGAATCTGTGATTTCTGTTGAAATTAATTTAAATGTTTCCGGAAATTTTTTTAAAGATAATCTAGCATTTTTTCTAGAATAGGTTGGATAAAATTTTAAATCTTGTTTAAGTTCAATATTATCAATAAACTTATCAATAAATTTACCAGCTCTAATATTAACACCATGTTCTGTTAGTATAACGTCCGAACCGTAATTACCACTTAACGCAACATCTGAAACCCTTGGTAAAGAACCAACAGATTCAGCTCTAATAAAATTATCATCATAAACTTTTTTATTAGATGCAAATGATTTAATGCTTGGTGTTTTCTTTGATCTTGCACCAAATGTTGTTTCACTTATTTGTGATTCTTGATCTTGTTCTTTAAAATCATGTGGTGTTGTATATGGCCCAGGGACATATTCCTGATTTTGTAAATCTTTTCTAGTGTCGTATCTGATTATTTTAACCGCTTGTTCTACTCTAGGAATTATATTAATATGTGTAGGTAAAAATGGTGAATAAACAAACGGATCGTCCTTAGACCATTGTTGCCAATCTGGAATGGCGTTTGCTCTAGTACTATCTGTTTCAGTAATATCTCTAGCTCTTATTCTACCAAATCCTCTTGGATCGTTGACATTAACTACAACTCCAATGGTTATTATTTGTGCCATTATTTAATTCTTTTTTCTAATTCTTCGTTAACTTTATTATATAGCTCTTCAATGCCGTCTAAATGTTTTGTTAAATCAATTATCAAATTTTTAGTTTCGGTATATTCTTCAATTAAAAAATCTCTAACCTCAACAAGATCTTTGTTGCTAGAGTTTTCTGAATTGTTTGCTACATTAATTA